GCCATTCGCCGCCCTCTCGGCTTCCTTTCCGTCACCCGCATAGTGCGCGACTCAATGCCCATTGAAGCAACCCAAGATGGCGCAGCAAGCATCGGCGCATACCTTGACGAATACCTCGCTCGGGCAGCAGCCAACGGCCATTCGATTCAATCCGTCGAACTCAATTTCGAGCCTGAACAATGGGAACAACTAGCAACTGAATGTTACGCCGGATACGTTGACACCAGCGCAGATTCCGCAACCGCATATTGAAAGGACTCACCACCATGACAACCCACACCAGCCCCGCCGCCGCACGAATCGAAGCCCAACGCGCCGAAGCTTCCCAAAAACTCACCAGCGCGCTTTCACGCCTCGCGCAGCATCATCTTGAACTCACCGATTGCGACCACTCCGCGCCCATGCTCGCAGGACTCGCAAGCCTCATTTCAATGGCCGCGCTTGACGTATCATTCCACGCTAAACAAATCGCAATCATAGACACCGGACACCACCCGCTAGCAGGAGAATAAGCCCATGACTCGCAACCTACGCGCCGAGTTTATCGAATTGCAGGCACGACGCGCAGCCGAGAACAATCAACTATCCCGCGCTGAAAAATTGCTAGCAAAGGCGGAGGACGAACGACGCAAGAAATAGGGCTTGCACCCCATCCCACGCAATGAGACTATAAACCCAGTCGCAGATGAGCAATTCCGCTTTGCGCGACTCACAATCTAAGGACACTTTGAAATGGCAGACAATACCAACACCACCGAAACCGCAGCGACTCCCGAAGCCAAGGTTTCCACCGTAATCGACGATATGCAGTCGCGCATGATTTTTGATGACGCCGAGGCAGCAGGGAATTACCTTGCGAAATGTCAGACCGACTTTGCCGACTTCAATTCCTATCCCTTCGCGGGAGTCGGCATTGACGAAGACGGATTCGACCCGGACATTTACAACGATTCGATGCAGATTGCCGTGGCCGTACTCACCCAGCGCGGCGAAGGCGCAGGCGGCAGCACGGTTAAGGCAATCGTGGTCTACCCCTCGCCCAAAATCGAAGCCCTCATGGACTCGGCAGCAGGCAAGGATTGGATTGCCGGGCTTGTCGCCAAGGAAGCGAATCACGTTGCCGTTCGCCAGTTGCGCAAGGCCGAGGATGCAGATGCAATCGCCGACGCCATCCAGACCATGCCCACCACGCTGGACGCCTACACGACGAGCGGCAGGGAATCGACCGGCGGGATTCTGCAAACCTACAACGATACGTGGCAGCTTATCAAAAAGGCAATCAGCGCCAAGTCAACGCCCTTCCGGCTTGCGAATCTCAGCAAGAAGGAACTCCGCAAGGCGATGGAATCGAGCGCTTACGCCCTGTCGGTTTACCCGAAGTTGGAAGACCGCCACAACAAGAAAGGCGAGCCGGAATCGTTGTTCGTCATCGCCGCCACCTATGGCCAGTTGCTCGCAGCCAAGAAGGGCTTGGACTCGACCGTGTTCGACCGCGCCTTGAGCCAGCGTGACGAAAAGGTTATCGACGCGGCGACCGACGAGGACGAAGACGAATTCGATTTCGACACCATGCTGGAATCGATGGACGCCCCCGCCGACGAGGCAACGACCGACGCCGACGGCGAAGCCAACCTGCCCGAAGCTGGCGATTTGCCGATTGGCTAACGTCTAGCATTCACGGACCCCGGCGAGCCTAATCACTCGCCGGGGTTTTTTTATGTCTGACTCACGCAACATTATAACCCTAAAAAATCGCCTGCGCTTCGCTCCGGGTAATAGAATGGCCTAGTCGGCCATGCTTTATTTATATCTTATAGACTCCCTGCGGTCGACGTTGGTTGGCTTGGGTTGCGAGTCACACCACGATAAAGCGCCAGGCCGCGGAAGACAATGGAATGGACTGCGTCCATGCTTTTGTTTGTTAGGCGCTGCCATCCAGACTCACCCGAGGTTTTTCTTGAATGATTCTTATTGAGGGGGGCGGGGTATCCCCCCATTTCGTTGGCAGCGCGGAGGTCTTAATATGGCCCCCACAATGGACAACAAAAATTTCAAAAATCAAAACCACTGCGACTCGCAAAGGGCGAAGCCCGCTCCCAAAGGCGATGAAGGGTACAATTAGCGACTCACAAGCTAATGAAAAGTAAGACTTGACGCGGCGCGCGGTATATGAGGAAATGGTGAAATGAGTATTGGCATGACAAAAGACTCCCTTGAGGAGATTCTCGGGCGCGAGGTTCAGGAGATTCACCTGACCGTTGCGAAGAGTATCGTTATGGGACTCGGGGTTGAGATCATTGCCGAAACTTTGGGGGTGAGCAAGGAAGAGATTCACGAGCTTACGAACGACGAGGAATACAAAGAGGTAAGGCTACTCGTCGGGGCGGACCACGCCAAGGAAAAGATCGAGAGGGATTCGGGGTGGGACGGAATTGAATCCTCGGCGCTGATCCGGCTGGGCAAAAGGGTTGATCGGGAAACAGACACCGAGATGCTCTTAAAAATCGCTGCTGTCGCGAATCGGGCTACTCGCCGGGCTGCCCCGCCCAAGGAAGCGGTGCTTGATCCGAGTCAGGTTGGGCATCGCGTTCCTCTGACTCTTACGCGCAGGTACACTGAGAAACTCAACGGGACTGGGCAGGTCGTCGAGCGCAGCCAGGAGCAGCGAATCAGCGTGTTGGATGGCTCCGCGATCAATCCAAGTTTCAAGGAAGTGAATGCCGTGCTTCGACCGCAGGCCGCCCCGAGGACTCAGGAACAAGTCATCGAGTCCAAGCAGCTGGTGGAAGAGGAATCGTTTTCGATGGAAGCGCTCAAGCGCATGGTGAGGAGTCAGACTGATGAGTAGCTTTAACTTTGGCGGCGATCCTGAATCCATGATGGATGCGCCCGTTATGAAGAATACGAGTCTGACTGAGACTATGGCAGCGGGGGGTGGGAGTTTTTTCGCGCAGTTGCTGGACTTGGTTGGCGCCCACCGGCAGGTAGCGAAGGGCCCAAAGAATCCCAGCGAACCAGTGCCTGGCGCGACTCCCAGCGAGATTGCCACCCCGAGCGCACCAAAGGTTCTCGACGACGTTGCGACCATGTTGACTCCCAGTGACTCCACCCTTGCCGGGAACAAGAAAAGTGTTGGTGGCGTCAATGTGCCCGCGTGGTATCCGACTCAGGCGCCTATGACTCCGTTCGGTCAAAGATGGATGTCGAGCATGGCGCCGATTATGAGCATGGACCCCGGCCCGTCGAAGGCGGGGCAGTAACGACTCGTGCTTAACGAAGAACTTGACGAATTCGATATCCCCGAAGTCGGTGACGGTGACCCCAACGCGCGCCCGCCGACGATTGAGGCGACTGCGACGGTTGCCGAGATTCACAACCGGCTGAAGGAAGATGGCGAGTTTTTCATCGAGTTCTTTCTGGCAGATGAACTCACGAGTCCGGTTCCGTTCTTTCACTACGGTGAGATATGGCCGCTCTTGACGAACACCGCGATGCAGAGGGTTCTGCTTGCGATTCCTCGCGACCACGCCAAGACTACGTTGGCGAAGCTCTCTGTCGTTTGGTACTTCTTGTTTACGAATCACAGGTTCTGCGTCTATCTGTCGAATACGAATACGATCGCCAAAAACGCGTGTATCGACATTATCGGGTATTTGAATTCCCCGAACTTTATCGCCACGTACGGCAAAATCAAGATGATCAAGGAGTCGCAAACAGATTCGTTGTGGATCTTCGAACTCCCGGACCCCTTCCAGAAAGGGCGAGTCAAAAAGTGCATCTTGCGGGCCGTCGGGGCAGGCCAGCAAATGCGCGGAATCAACATCGACAACCAGCGCCCAGACATTGCGGTTGTCGATGACGTCGAAGACAACGAAAATACCGAGTCGCCGAGTCTCCAGAAGAAGCTGGACAAGTGGATCTTTGGTCCGTTTATTAAAGCACTCGCAAGAAGGAAGAAAATCATCTGGCTGGGAAATATGCTCCAGCAAACGAGTCTGCTCGCGAGATTGTCCAAGCGCCCCAACTGGAATCCGGTTGTGTTTGGAGCGCTCGTCAAGGATGTTGCAACTGGACTCCTCAGGTCGTTGTGGCCTGATCGTTGGAGTGTGGAGGAGTTAACCGAGGATTTCCTTGAGTACCAAGAACTTGGACTCGTGGAGACCTGGATGTGCGAAATGATGAACATGCCCGGCCACGGCCAGGATGGATTCAGCCAAGAGCAGATCAACTACTAACCGATTCCGACGCCCGACGACATTCAAGCCGCATG